TTCAAATCCTTTCACTCCGATTCTAATATTCCAAATACAAAAAAGAGCCATTTTTCAAGGCTCTTATATTTTTATTTTAGAGTTATTTTTTGATAACCTATCACACACAGATATATTAGTATAACTACTTTGTAAGTAATATCTTGCTAAGTGTACGTACTTCCTGACCGTTTGTATATCCTCATGTCCTAATATCAATTGTAAATTAAACATATCACCGCCATTAATGATGTAATTTGTAGCAAATGTATGCCGTAATCTATGAGGGTTCATTTTATCAAACTTCATTTTTTTTCGTAACCTGACAATTACCATAGTAACAGCTTTTTCAGTAATACGTTTTTTATCCTTGCTTAAGAATAAAGCTTTATTATCAATAAAATCAGGTACACGATACATAGTTATATATTTATATAGTGATTTCTTTAATGAAAGGCTCATAGGTACATACCTATCTTTAAAGCCTTTAGCTCCATTTATTTTAATCATATTACCGTTGAAAATAACATCAGGTACATCAAGATTACATATTTCTGATAACCTCAATCCGGCATCAACCATTGATAAAAATATACATTGATTACGGACTGACATTTCACAATTTGAAAATGACATCAATACCTTTTCGATTTCATAATCGGATAATATTTCCTTAATGATTTTAGGTTTCTTGACTATTGTAATTTTATCAAATAGGTTAGCGTCAATATATTGATTATCATATAAATATATAACAAAAGTCCTTAAATGCGTCATATATGTATTAACTGTAGTTCGAGACAATTTTTGTCCGTCTTTTCCTGAATAGAATGAATTACCTATAAATTGACGTTCAAGCAAGTTCTTTTGATAAGACTTAATAATATCTATTGTCAACAAATCTGCATCAATATCAGCCGTAAAATCTATAAAATAGCCTAAAACTCTTTTATATTGTGCAATAGTTTTTTTACTGTTTCCCTTGATTTCATTGTCTATAATGAACATATCTTTCAATTGACTAAGTTTCATGTTTCCCCCTAAGAGTGTATATATTGACTGCGTTTCAAAAGTAAATCACTTAGATCTGCGTTACCTTTTTTTGTTTTTAAGTATTCGGATAAATCATTATTAAAATCTTGCAAAACGTCTTGTAAAGAAAAATTATACTTGCATGCACCGTAAGAGATTAAAACCCCTGTTAAAAGCGGTAAAAGTTCATCAGCAGTACAACGCATCTGCTTATCTCTTTTTATCAAGTCTTGCTTAATATATTCGTTATAAGCTTGTATTATTTCTAACCATTCTGATTTAATTGAGCATCTGCTGATATTATCATTGTCTAAATTAATATAGCAACAATATGTTTGAGTTAACTGTTCCCATATGGAACGAGACTTAACAGCAAAGTCAGCAACTGATTCTATATTATGTTCTTTGAAAAAGCTACGTCCGATTTGGTATTCTACATTCCATACATTGTCAATATTCATGCTTTGTTTTTCCCATATAGAATTAAACCATGTCTTACCGCTTTGCTTAATTTCAAGTGACTTATTGTATATCCGGAGCATTACATTTTTTTCGGTAAATGTGCCAAAAGTAAGACCGCTCAATTTTCGATTTGTCATAAAAATTTCGTTTTTCTTGAATGTACCTCTAAAGCTGTTTACATCTTCGAGATTTAATTGTAGTGAATCAGTATGACAACAAATATCGGCACGTGATATTTTCTCGGATATAAATTCACCTTTGAAAATATCTTTCAGGATATTAATACTATCCTCATAAGCTTGTAAGTATCCCTTTTGCCAAAGGAATAAGCTTTTTAATCGTACTGCAACGGGATAGTTTTCTTTATTAGCACTTCTATGTGATGATATTGATATTGATATAATTTCATTATGTAATATAAATGAATGGAATCTCAGTCCATTAGGCATGATTTTAAATCGGTATGTTTTATAATCTACGTATGTATCTTGAAGAGTGTCGGCTTTAGCCTGAAGCTTATATAATTCTAATAACTGAATTAATTCTTGATTGTTTTTTTCATAGTCCTTAATATCCACGGAAAAAAACAAACTGTCAATGTTTGATATCTGCATATTATATTATCTCCCAAATGTTATTTTGAATTTGTGACCCCCCCTGATAGTAAGGACGGGGGGAAAAGATTTTAATATACCTGAAGGTGTTCTGTTACATTTTCGTAACAATGACCAGGTGAAAATCTTCATAAATTTTCATGTTCTTCCTATTCCCACGGGCAAGCCGAAAGGGAATAGGAAGAACTATTGATTAAATTTTATGATACATTTTGTAAATCTGTTCTTATTGTAAAGCCCTCATCTGAATACTTTTTAATTTTTAAATATGTGTCGAAACTGTTTCTTATTTCTTCGGTATGTACGAAAAAGTATGTCTTAATGTATCTTTTGAAACGCATGTCTTCATCTGACCAATATTCAGGCTTTGAAATTCTTACAATTGTTAAGCATCCAAATAGTGTCATTGGTAAATATACAAATGTTGTCTGCTCTCTTATAGGCTTTGCTATTCGTGAAAATACTTGTGCTGAGCCTATTAGCATTTTACGCTGTTTTCGTTGCTGTGATATTTCTGTAAGCATCTCAACGGGAAAGTCCTTTGATTGATTGCTGTTAAACCAAGTTTGTATCTCGTCCAATACTTCTATTTGTCCATATGTTTCATTACTATTACTGACTAAGTCTTTCCAATGCTTTATCTCTGCATCTTCATGTTTATAGTTCATATTTGTACGTATTAAGCATTTTGGATATCTTTTTTTTAACTGGATAAGCTTATGTACTATGGCTGTAGTCTTGCCTGAACCTTGACACCCACAAAACATATGTAAGCCGTATTCATGGAAATCGTAAGGATCTTTATTGTACATGTCCAAGCTTAAACGTTCAGGAAACTGAATAAATAGCCTATGAAATATACCGTCCTTTTTTAAACTGAAATCAGGTTTCTTTATTCTGTGTCCTTTGACATAATGTTTTATGTGAAATATGATAAATGATATTGTCAAAAGCAGTATAAATGCTGTTAGAGGACTTGTTATTATTAATAATATTTTTATTATGCTTTTCATTTTCTCTCCTTAGTTTATAAATGGTATTGCTTCCCATAATGCTTTAAAGAAGTTTATATTTAACCTGAATACTGTATAGGCTACCCATATGCCAAACATAACAAGCATATCACCAAGGGGAAGAAAGTAACCGCAAACTGCTATTATGTTAATAATGAATGTTAAAACATCTGAAGGCATTGTAATCATTTCTACAACAGGAATACCGCTTAACATATGTATCATTAGGTTCATAGCGGGAATTAATAATAATTCTAATATCATGGTTATACCTCTCTATCCTTGTAAGCTTGTTGTTTTTGGTAGACTTCGGAATATGCCTTTTATGAAAAAGAACCACATTATACAACGTTGAAAGTTTAATATATATATTCTGTAATCTGTGAAGTAGCTAAAATCAATTATTGAGTATGTACCCCCGCCATATTTAGACGGTAATGTAATTTTGAAAGTAGGTGGTGCAGAACTTCCGCTACCAAGATTTTTAATCTGCTTAAACATATCAACGATATTATCGTAAAATATGAATTTTTGTGTAAATGTATCAATCAATTCTTGTTTCTTTAACTCAAATTCTTCTGACTGTGGTATAAATGCAATCTTTAAAATAAAGTTGTCTGAAAATGGGTTTAACCAATCTATCAGAGTAGTTAAAAACTCTATTATAGGCTTTAATATAAAGTTCTCCGAAAATGGATTAAGATAAGTTATAAGGGTATTAAATAGATTGATTATAGGTTTCAGGATAAAATTATTACTATATGGGTTAAGGTAATCTAATAAGGTAGCAAAAAAGCTTAATATATTACTTATGCCCCCGACAACTGCGTCTTTAAGAACTTGTAACCCTTCCACAATCCCATCGAACCAACCGTCAAAATCCCAATCGGGCCAATCAATACCGCCATTTCCTGAATCGCCACCCCCGGGATTTTCTCCATCTCCTGGGTTAGTACCCGAATTGGAGAAAAAAAAACATCAGATGAATTTCTATAATATACATCATAATTAGTTTTGATAAAAACAACATATCTTGAATCTGAATTAATAGATGTTCTAATGTTTGTTTCATTATAAGTACCATTAGGCAAATACATTAATGAAATAAAATTTGAAAGAGAACCAGTATTTTTATTATAAGACTGCAATACTGGCAAAGAAGAATCATGATAGAAATAATCATTATCAGAAGTATAATTAATATAATAATAACCTTCTGCAATAGTTTTATAAAGAACAACATGTCTATAATTTGATTGAATACGATTATATTCATTTAAAACATTTGTAGGTATTGAATCAGCATATACACTAATTGTTAATAGCATTGTAAACAATAATATTAAAATCAATATTTTTTTCATTTATATAAATCTCCTTTCTAAGATTTAAAAAAGTCCTGCCCGTTTTATTGGACAGGACTTCGCGTTTTTTATGCACCTTTTAATGCTGATTTCAGGAAACCGAAACCCTTGCGGAATGCTATAAAGCTGATTATAACAGGCAACAAGACGGGTATTAATGCTAATATTTCATCAAGTACGGACATGAAGTTGATACCTGATACGTTGATTAAAGGATCAGCAGCGAATACATGCACCGTTGATGCTCCTATTCCTAACGCTGTGGAAACCGCTACTTTTGTTTCTGTTTTCATTTCCTGAATTTTTTCTTTTACTGCGGATAGCTTTCTTTTGAATTTTCTCATTTTTCATTCTCCTTTTTTATTATTTTTATCAGGGCTATATGCCACCGAAAAATACATGTCCAAATAAACCGTAAAGCAGTTTAAATGTAAACCATACTACATATAACAATACTGCGAATATTATGTAATTTGATGTTGTGGCTATATTGTTATTTATTGTTGTCAATACGTCCATTAAGTTCTCAAATTGTTCAGGGGACATACTATTGACAGCTTGTGCGACTTCCTGAATCAATTCGGTTTCCATTATGCTACCTCTTTGAAGTATTGTATTGCTTTTCCGTTTGATACGAATGTACCTACTTCACAATCGAGAGTAAGCTGTTTCATTTCCTCTATTTTGTCATATGTTGGCTTTTCAACTGTTATTGATATTGCCTGATGTGAGTCCTTTTGATACAACACAGCTTTTAGGGACTGTTTTACTTCTCCTGTCTGCTTGTTTGTGTTTGTTTGTTCATACTTGTCTATTAATAGACCGCTTACTTTAATTCTCATTTTTTTCTCTCCTTTTAATTTTTTATTTGTAGCCTTTTAGGCTCATTTGCTTATATTCGTAGTCATTTACAAAACAATCATCACAATCTATTTTGTCGCATCTATAACATGTACTTCCTGTTATTGGACAAAAGTTTAATTCATCATCATAATCGTAATCAAAGTCCCAACTCATTGTTAACGCTCCGTTATTCAAATATTATTGTTAAAAGATGCCCGTCTGAAAACTCAAATACCATACCTGAATATAAATATAAATCTAAAAGCGTTAAAGCCGGTGAATTGTCATAATATGCTGTTACATCGTAAGAAAAATCATAAATTGTTTTATACATTTTTTACTCTCCCTTTGATTCAGAAATACCGTTCATAATACGGTTATAATTACTTGTATAAAAATCATCTATCCTTTTTTTAGCAAATAAGTACATTTTATTAAGTTCGTCATAATTATATGTAGTAAACATACGATTAATATTGCCGTTAAGTAGTTCATGCTGTCTATTAGCTTCTTGTATATCCATTTCATTCACTCTCCCTTTGATTTTTATATTCAAGCCCTTTGGTTACCCTTGGGAGAGTACCGCAGGGCTGAATTAACTTTTATAAATCTATTACATATGATATATGAGTTCCATAATCATTTTCAGATTTGACAACTACTCTCTTACTGTCAAACATTTCTTTACTTATTGAGCCTATATAATCTTTATAATTATAAAGATTGTATTCATTTTCAATTAAGATAGCACGGTGAATAGACCACCAACCGCAAACAACCTTTTTATCCTTTAAAAAAGTTAAACTAATAGTATGCATTTTTTTCATTCTTACACCCTCCCGAGGTTTTTATTGATATGTAGATGTTTTATTGTTATAATGGTTGTAAAAACCATGTTTAACAATATTTATCTCTATAGATATATATTATACCAATAGAGATAATATGTCAACTATTATTTATATCTAAAGATATAATTGTAACATATGTTACGAAAGGGGGAAATATGAATAAAAGATTTAAAGAAATAAGGCTTAAATACAAAATAAGTCAACAAGAAATGTCTAAAATATTAGATATAGCACAAAGTCATATTTCAAAAATAGAAAATCAAGGCTCAAGCACAACAAATGAAACTATTGAAAAATTTTACAAATACTTTGGTATAGAAGAAACTATATATTTAATATCAGGTGAACATATAAAATTTAACGAAAATAGTGAAATTGAACAATTATTCAATCAACTGAATGACGAATATAAGGCAGTAGCAAAGTATAAAATTAAAGAACTTATAAAAGAACAGGAATCGGAGAATAACAAGGGGAAATCATCTGGCTATGGACAAAAAGACCTGAGAACGAGTTAGACGATTAAACATTCTTGAAACACATGACGAGATTTGCCAACAGCTTTACAACAGTTTTACAACAACTTTACAACAGATTAACCACAGCTATATTATTGAATTTGCATTCTATAATCAGCACTTTTCCACAGCTTAACCCATTTACTACTGATACTACTGAAATTGATTTTTTTTCCGACTATTAAAGTAACATACATTGTTGATTTTTTTACCTTTTTTCTCCGATATAAGTGATTGGTTTGTCGGGGTGATTTTAAAGACTGGGGATTGAGTGGGAAATGGGTTAAGCTGTGGAGAAGTACTGATTATAGGCAAATTCTAATAATATAGCTATGGATAATCTATTGAAAAGCCATTGAAAAACTATTGAAAAGCCATTGACAAATATAGGATGCTATTGAAAGAATGATGAAGAAGTGGTAAGGTGTATATTATAACGAAAGTGAACTAATATAATGAGATTAAGTGAAAGGCAAGGCATATGATTCAAATCCTTTCACTCCGATT